ATTCTAGTGAACCCATGCCTCTTGAAGAGACACCAAGTTTACCACCATCCTTGATTAGTGCTTTCGCAATTTCCCCCATAGGAGTAGACAACAATTTTGCCTCACCAACGAAGTTCTTTCCATCAGCTTCAAGTTTTGTGATCATGTGCGAAACTCTGTCAAGATTGACAGTTGGGCCTTCTGGATGTCCAAGTTCCCCAAACGCACGACCTTCAGCAACAAATTCTTTATTATAACGAGCGACTTCTTTATTAAGTACACTCATTGGATAGACACGACCATTTCTATTCTTTTGGTCTGCCTGCATAAAGATTCCACGAATCTTCATATCTTTACCACCGTCCTCTTTGGCTTCGGTGATGTATTCTACTTCTTGTATCTGTTCTGCAATTAGTTTCATTTTAGAACCCCACTGCTACAATTGGTGTGCCTTTGATAGTGGATGCTCCACGCAATCCTTCTCCAGCGCCAAGTGTTAATATAATCCCAGCTCCAGCACCTACACGAATACTACCTACATCGGCATTATCTGCAGCGTTCCGAACTGTAACCAATCCAGCAGAGCCAGTGTTGAAAACCCACACAGCACCAGTATCATCTAACTTAGTTGTACCTGTTGCGAGGGCTACTTCTGCTCCACGAACTCTCATGTTCTTCTCCTAAATTGACAATAGTTCATTTTCAAAATAGTCCATAAGTTTCTTTGGCGGAACTTTAAACTTCTTTGAAACACTATTTATTGTTTTATCAAAAGTATTTAGGAAATCTGAGGGTTTAGACTCCATTTCCTTAAAAATAGCATCAACAGCATCTTTCATCTTAGGGGATAGTTTTTTATATTCCTTAGACTTTGTATGCTCATCCTTTTCTGGTAATTCCTGTTGGAATTGGGAAATGGTTTTACTCACTATCTTCTTCTACCTCTGGGATATGTTGCGTTACAAATGTTTTCGCAACGTCTTTTCTTTTTGTTTCCAAAGCATCACCAACTTTAGCTGCAAGTGCAGCATTAAATTGTGTTTCTGCTGAGAGATTATCTCCATCTCCAATTGAGTCAACAAAATCTCTTACATTATTTTCCATTATTTATCTCCTTTTGAGGGATCATTGTGAGCAAACATACCATCATCTTCTGGCGCACCCATTTCACCACCCTCTTCATCTTTTATTTGATCTTCAATTTCTTCAATCTCATGTTCAGTCATTCGTAGTATATTCTTTCGTACATACTCTTTAGAAAAATATGTTCCAACATAAGACTCAATCTGTCCTAACATATCCAAACGATTTTGTAGAAGTTCTGCATTCTTGAGTTCAGTGAAGTGTCCATCTGCAAGGAAGTCGAACTGAATATGTTCCTTCATTGTATCCCATTCTTCTACTGCGATTACACCCTTCAATACTAGTTGTGTCTTCAACATGTCTGAGAAAAGAATAGCAAACTTCTTACGAAGTCTTTGTACAAACTTTGTAAATTTTAGTTCATCTCTTGTAATGTTATCAGAACGTCCTATAGAAAATCCTGATTCTTCTGCAAGTCTTGATACAGGTACATTGAGTGAACGATATAGTTTTTTCTGAAAGTACTGAATATCATCAATCTCACCAAGGTTTGAACCGCCAGGCAAGGTTGTGATTTCTGTTCCTCTACCACCTTCTCTACGAGGTAGCCAGAAATCTTCTAACATTGACATATGATTTCTATCGTCACGAATTTCACCAGTTCGTGCATCATACACTAACTTGTTACGATAGCGATTCATCACATCTTTTAGATATGCTTCTGCCTTCATCTTAGGCAAGTTACCAACATCAATATAGAAAATACGTCTTTCAGGCGCACGAGAGATACGATATATAACCAACGCATCTTCAATCATACGCAACTGATTGACAGGTTTAATAGCTTTATTTAAATGAGAAAGGACTGTTCCTTTGTGCATATCCACCAAACCAGATGGACAATAAGAAATTGCATCAGCAGTAATCTTTACACCAGTAGATGTTCCTGTGTTTTGATCAGCACCCTTTTCGTTATAGAGATAAAAATCCTCTATGTTCTTTACCATATCCAAACCAGTTTTTGGATCTTTTTCTTTTCTTTGTTCTCTGACCTTCTTAATCTTGCGAGGGTCAATAAACCTTACTTCCTTAATTCCTTTGCGAGGCATTTTCGTATCAATAATTTTATGATAATATACTCTACCATCAACATACCATCTTCTAAAAATGTCATGTCCTTTTGCATTGAAATCAAGCAAACGCAGAACTTCATCAAACTCATCTCTAATTTTAGATTTGATGTTTGGTGAAAGTTTTAAATTGTCTAGAGAAATTGATACAGATTGATCTCTTTCATCAGAGACAATCGCTTCATTTACAATATCTTCAATTGCACTATCGCATTCTGCTTGTTGTGCAATATCACGATATCTACGAATTAAGTCTAGTTCGTTTTTGTCACGGCCGTCCATATCAAGGATGGATGCATAATGCCCACCACCTGATACAATGTCCATTGTACCGTCATCAGTAGAAGGAGCAGTGAAACCATCACTACCCCCACTCTGATTCGCCCTTGTGATTCTGAAACCAAATAGTTCCGCCATACTATAGTTCTCCTAATTTTACCCAACTATTTAGTCGGTTTGTAAAACTAGATTATACGTTACTAGCGGAGAAACTTGTGTATCTCCAAGTTACATCAAATGATTCAATATCACTTACAGTGTCATATGACAATTCGATTGGTGCAACTACAGTTGGCCAACAGTTTTTAAGAATGTATGATTTTAGAATTCTGTCATCCCTATCCAACTGTTGTACAGTCAACTGTGAAGAATAATCTGAAACACTTACGAGTCCAGTGTTTTCATCCAGATCGTTGATACCATTCATCCAACGCTCAATTGCATTACGAACCATGAAATCAGTATCATTGATAACTGTTGTTGTCCAAGTTTCAAAAGTTCTGTCACCAGCGAGGAACAATTGGCGTCCTCTAAAGTTAACAGTTACTTCTGGAATTGTCTGGCCAGGCAACGAAGTCGCCTTAACCAAATATTGTGTTCTTACGGTGTCCAAACCTGTTGCAATTCCTGATGGTGTGGACATGATAACCCTATATTGGTTAGCCCTTGCGCCACCGCCGATAAGGTTTGATTTAAAATCGTCAATACTAGCCATTTAATTATCCCCCTACCTCTGAAAATGCTACCCCAGTTCTCACTGCGATAAAGTTTAGTTGAATGAAGTTGATTGAACGTGCTGGTTTGATAAAGATATCTCCAACAAATTCATTTCTATCAATTACTTCACCTGTGTTATTTGTTCCATCTGCAACAACCTTGAAGTCGGTAATACCTCTTCTACCTTGTACATCTCTTAGAAATGGTTCAACAAGATTTTTGAATTGTGCTTGAGTAAACGCATCGTTAATTTCAAAGAGTTGAAACTTAGCAGCAGTTGCAATTGCCTTTTCAAGAACAAGGAACAATCTACGGACGTTAATCCTATCGAATGCACTTGGTCTAGACAATGCAGTTTTATCACCGAAGAGAACAGTACCTTGGCCTGGGAATGTGCAAACAGGGTTTACACGAGCAGGATAAAGTATATCTCTTTCTGCTTTTGTTGGGTTGTATGCAAGTTTTACTGAACCACGAATTTGTCCTCTGTTGTAACCAGCTGGTGAGAACCAAGGGTCAGCAACAGTGTCTGCATTTGCACATAGTCCAGCAGTATCACCGTTCAATGGAACGTAACGATACACATCACTATACTTGTCGTACATATACTTGTATCCACTATCGAATACTGCATATGAAGAACTTGCAAGAAGGTCAAAGAAACCTTTGACGTTTGATGTTTGTGCGGCACCTGTTGTGACACCTACAACATCAGCTGATCTTGGTGAAATAAATGCAACACAATCTTTTCTTTTCTCTGCGAGGTCGATTAGACTAGTTGCATGTGTTACACCACCAGTACCAGCAGGAGATTGTCCACCGATAATTAAGTTAACATCTACTGTGTCTGCATCACTAAATTTTTCGTATGCAACATCCAGTTCACCTACAGTAGGCGCAAGTGGATTTGCAGTACCGTCTGCACCACCACCAAGAGCATCATTAATGATACCAGCTTTACCAGCTGTTGATGCGAATGTAGTACCAGAAGCTGGATTTGATCCAGCAGCAGATAGTGTTGAATGATGATCCAACCAACGTACAAATTCTGAACCTAAGTTGACTACGTTTGCATAGAAGTTGCTGTTACCTTGTGGTGTTCTTGCATTTCCTGCCTGAGATACAAATGGGAAAGTTTCAAGTACTGAATTTCCTCTTTGTCCAGAAAGGTCGTTATCGAAACCACTGATACCACCAGTTTTATCAAATACTACGACATGCATCTCATCTGAAACAAGTCCTCTGTCAGCAGCATAAGTTGATGTGCCTGGCGCAGCATCAAACAAGTCATAGAATCTCCAGCGTCTGCGAACATTAGTTGCCGCAGTCAAGGCAGTTTTAAGTCCACCACCACTAGGATTGTCTAGTTGTCTAATTGTTAAGTTGTCAGTTGAAATTGCAGTAACTTCATACTGTTGTCCGTCTGCTTCTTGGAAGTAAACAATGTCACCTACGTTGAATGCAGCACCACCGTCACCAGCAGAACCACCACCATTATCAACACCGACAGTTGTTGCACCAGCAGCTGGTGTACCTGTTGTTACACCTAGTGTACCAGCAGAACCAGTAAAGTTTTGTTCAAACCCTGTTGAGTTTGCACATATTGATGTTCCTAGAGCATTACCGTAAGTGCCTGGGAATTTAGCTCCCCAGTTTCCTACAGAAGCTTGCCCACCAGCATAATTTGCATCGTAAACATCATCGTTATTAATTTGCAATCCAGCACCGTTTGCTGTTGCGTTTTTAGATCCTGCCATGTTAGCACGAACTACACGCAAAGCATTACTGTATTGCAAGAAGTTGGCGCTTGAAAACCATGTTTCATAGTTGTCAGAAGTTGGTTTACCAAAAATACTTACCAGCTCTTGCTCCGAACCAATTGAAACGACTTCATCTACTGGGCCTTGTGTAAAGTGTCCAGCGAGCGCTCCGATTGATGTTGCAACAGCAGGCACAACATTGGTAAGATCAACTTCCTTGACTAATACGCCAGGGGATACTTGAAATGCCATCCTGTTTTCTCCTTTATGGATTTATCATTATTAAGTTTTCCAAACTTACACGAATATTTATAAAAAACCTTCTCTTCATTTATTTTTTATAGGTTTTGCGGCACATAAATAATTATATGTCAGAGCACTATCAGAAATACAAAGAAACCATAAAAAAGGTTTCCCAACGCAATTATAGAGCTAGAAAGATATGGGTAAACCAATATCTCTCTAATAAAGTCTGTAATTACTGTGGGGAATCTGAAACCGCATGTCTCCAATTTTATCCCTATGAAGGGAAAATACGAAATCTTACTAAAAGAAAAGGATTAAATGAAAAATCTAGAACTGAAGTTGTAGGTTTAATCAATGAATCCAAAGTTGTGTGTGCAAACTGTTTCTTAAAGTTAGATAACGATATTATTGATATTATGTAGGTATTTGATGTTTTCTACCAATCCGAATCGTGACTGCGAACTACTGGACTCCATCTTTGACCGTATTCATCAACAACAGCCTCACCATAATCATTTACTCCATCTACAATAAATCCAAATGGAGCCATATCTTGTTCTAGTTGATTTTGTTGTTCTAAGTACATTCTAGCACGAATGTCATCATCTGTCAATTCTTTAAAATAAGTTTGTTGAACTAACCAACCGAATAACACACAACACATTGCAAGGTCATCACAATGTCCTTCCTCAGCCTCATAGGATTGTCCTTTAAGTATAAATGTAGAAAATTCATTTATTAGTTCATAATCTTGTATAATTAGTTTATCAGTCTCAATAATTTGTTTAAGATTTGAACAACCCATCTTTTTTACTGCTTTAGTTGTTCTTACCCCCAATTGTGCTTTTCCTCCTGAGAACCCACCGCCAACGACTTGGCCTGCACGACCACGCATTGAAGCCATAATAAGGTTCTCATACTCCAAGTCAAACTGTAGAGCAGAAGCAACTTGTTCACCTATATCATTTACCTCTATCATAGTATATGCAAGGTTATATGCAGTAGCAACCTCATGGATTATGTTAGGAAATAGTAAAGGTTTTATTTGATTGTTACGATATTTTGCAACTATTTTATAGGGAACAGTTGATACGTCAAATACAATAAACGCAGAGTAATCATTGTTTGTTCCTCTTGACACATCAGCAATTAATGTATATGTATGTTTTTCTTTTGGATTTTCATAAACATCCAACCCAGCATTTGACTTGGTAGGAGTATGAAATGCCATCGTCTTAATCTTTGCAGCTGCAATGAGTGTATTAGAAGAACCAAGAAACTCACAATCAAACTCTCTTCTGAACTGTTCTTCTGAAGTGTTTGCAATTGTTTCTGTTCTCCACACCTCATCACGGCCAGGCACTTGACTCCAATGAACATCTATGATATTGTATGAGTTACGTTTATTCTCTGCGTCTACCCAAAGTTTGTAGAACAAGTTCATACCGTTTGGTGTAGAAACGATAATAACCTTTGTAGACTTACCAGATGAAATTGTAGGATAAACAGAACTAAAGAAGTCCTCTGCAACATTAGTAGGAACGAATGCAAATTCGTCCAAGAATATCATGTTGTAAGAACCACCACGAACTGCACTTGAAGATGTTGATGAAGCAACTACACGAGAACCGTTCTCTAAGTCCACTGAACCCTTGTTCCAAGACACAACTCCTTGTTGTAACCACTTGGGTAGGTTCTCGTATGCAAGTTGCAAACGTCCAAGAATATCTCGTGCAGTCGCAGCCTTGTTAGCAAGAATTGCAACATTCATGTTGTCATTGAAAAGAATGTAATGAAGAATGTAAGACACCATAGTCGTGGATTTACCAGACTGTCGTGGCATCTTACATATTGTGAATCTATCATTATGAATTGTATCTACGATATCTTCTTGAAAGTCATACATTTCAAAAGGAACAAGTCC